TTTTTCTTAGCGAAAAAGATTGGCAAAAACTCAGACAGGCAATGAAGTATCCGAATGGGATACTGAGAGAGGTGCAAGCATAATATAAATTAAGTTATACAGATGTTTATTCCGTTAAGGGTTTTCTTTTTTTAAAATGTAAGGCAGAATCCATGATTAACTAAATTGAAGGAGATAAAATGTCAATAGAATGCCTGAATCAAGCCCTCAAAATAAGCGGCTTAACACCGACAAAGAAGTTTATATTAGTAATACTAGGTAATTATGCTGATGAAAATAAGTCTTGTTATCCCTCATATAGGCATCTTGCAAACATAGTAGGACTTAAAGACACAAAGGGAGTTCAAAGAGCAATTAAAGAATTTGAGCAAATGGGTCTACTGAAAATTGAAAACAGAAAAAGTAATGATGGCGGTAATACTAGCAACAGATATCACTTAACTTTGGCTATGGGTACAGAAACCCCCACAGGTGTAGAAACCAAGAAGGACAGGGTCACAGAACCCTCCAATACTAAAGATAATACAAAAGAAAATATAGTAGAAGAATTTTCAACTTTGTGGTCTATATATCCACGTAAAATTGGAAAGAAAATGGCTTACAGAGTTTTTTGTAAATATGATGAAAAACATTACAAAAAGATATTATATGGTGCGAAAAGGTTTGCAGAACAGAACACGGTCACTGATGAAAAGTTCATTCCGCATTTATCTACATGGTTGAATCAAGAGAGATGGATGGATTGGTTTGAAACAGATGAGAAAGGTTACATCATAAAACCCAAAAATATCAAAACCAAAAACAACCTTGCAGGATAGAAAAATGAGAGAAAATAATTTAAGACCAGAAGAACATGGTATCAAGTTGAAAAAGTTTGAGCATGGAACACAAAAAGTAAAATGCCCAGAATGTCAGCCGCCACACAAAATGAGTGACAATCCTTTATCTGTAACAATAAATGATGAAGGCACAGTATGGTTTTGTCATCACTGCGATTGGAAAGGCTCTTACTATAATAATTCATCTACACTTTATATACCTAAAAAGCCTGTATACATAAAACCTAAAACACCTCAACAAAGCACCACAGATAAAATGTATGAGTATTTCGCAAAACGTGGTCTTACCAGAACTACTGTAGACAAGTTCCAAATATTTGAGGAAAAGGGTTGGTATGGTTTTCAATATTTCAATCTTGATGATGTATTAGAAAACATCAAGTATAGGACAGAGCAAAAAGGTTTTAGGCAATCACAAGGCGCAAAACAGATATTATATAACTATAAAAACGTAGCTAAAAAAGAAACTGTTGTATTCGTAGAAGGTGAAATAGATGTATTGAGTTGTTCAGAAGTGGGTTATGAAGCCACTACGTTACCGAATGGCGCACCGAAAGAAGCAAAATACCAGAAAAATGATGCTAGGTATAAAGCATTAGAAAATTGCCCCCTTGAAGCTAAGAAAATAATATTGTTTACAGATGTTGACCAAGCAGGAAAGGCATTGCACAAAGAGTTATTACATAGGTTCGGTAAGGACGTATGTTGGTATGTCAAAGTTCCAGAAGGCTGTAAAGATGCTAATGATGTTTTGTCCAAATTAGGTGCAGTACAGTTAAAGAAAGTCATTGATGAAGCAATACCATATCCGATTGATGGGCTGTACACTGCTAACGATTATTATTCACAGATACAAGATTTATATGACGGAAACTATGAAAAACCTATAGAAATTGGGTTAAAAGGTCTTGATGATATATATAAGATAATGACTGGTACTTTCCATACAATAACAGGCATACCGAATCATGGTAAATCTATATTTCTAGACCAGATATTACTTAAACTCGCAATCAATCATAATTGGAAGTTCGCATTATTTTCTCCAGAACATTCTACTTCAATGCATATAAGAAGATTGACACAGATGTATTTGCAAAAAGGTTTTGATGAGGGTTTTGAAAACAGAATGGATAAAGAAGAATTGAATAAGGCTTTAGCCTTCATGCAAGAACATTTTTACTTCATTGAAACCAGAGATAGTGTGCCAAACATTGACACTATATTGGATATCGCAAAGTCTAGTGTATTCAAATATGGTATAAACGGCTTAATAATTGACCCTTACAACGAAGTTGACGCAAAAAGGAAAGGTAACACTAGGGAAGATGAGCATATAAGAGATTTTATATCTTTGTGTAAGCGGTTCTCAAGAATATACGAGATAACAACGTGGGTAGTCGCACACCCAACCAAATTGCCAAAAAACAATGATGGCGGTTACTTACCACCCACTGCGTATGACATAAGCGGTGCGGCTCACTGGCACAATCAAGCTGATGCAGTATTAACAGTTCATAGAGATTTTGATGAAAACACTACTAGCGTGATAACAAGAAAGATAAGGGAACAAGATTTATATGGGAAAATTGGTGAAGCTAAGTTCCAATACAATTTCTCAACTAGAGATTTTCAACCTTATGAAAAATTACCAGACAATTGGGATAATAACTGGAATGATTAGTTTTCTATATAAGAGCATAGGTCTTTAGCCAATCTTTTAGATTCTTCTATGTGGCTAAGTGTGCGAAATTCTATAAAATCAAACAGAGATTCACAATTTGTTATGTTTTTTATTTTAGTTTCCCTTGATTTCTTGAATTGCTCTGACTGATTGTCACCTCGTTTTTCATGTCGCGCTTGTATCTCTTTTTCATCATTATGCAAAATTACAATTCTTGTTTCGTGTGTTTGAATAAGATTCATAAGGTTATTCGCAGTAAAGAGCCTGTCACCTTCAAACAATAAATGTTTGTTTTCCATTGCTTTGTATTTATCAAAATCTTTCTGTACTGCCATTGATAACTTATCAGTACCTGCAAATACTTCATTTTTATCATAAATACCCAATATTGATATATCTTTCTTTATGTAACCTCTCAATAAACCATATTTAAACTTTGATTTAGGTTGCAATTCACTCAAAATACAACGCATCAAAGTAGTTTTACCGCTTGCGGGTACACCGCCGATAGCTACACATTTCATAAGGTTTTGTACTCCAAAGTACCTGTATCTAAAAATATACTATATAAATCTTTTCTTATTGTTTTACTTTTGTGCAATTTACTTGGCAATGTTTCTGTCCTTGCATCCCAAAAGACTTGCCAATCTATACCATGCCAATCATCTTCTTCAACTTTTTTGATTTCTTCTGCTTGCCTGTCAAGATAATATCCTAAGTATCTGCCTTGTTTCTTTCTGAAAACCTTTTTAAAACTGCATAAAAGAGTTTCCATTTGATACAAGTCCATATCAACAGACAATTCTTTTTGAATTTCTGCCGCTTGTTGTTCAAGGTATTCAATGCAAGAAAAATGAAGTTTCTGATTTATCCAGTCATCATGCCCTAATGCAAAACACAATCCATTCCTGTGTGAGCGACTACCGCTATAATCCGCTAATTTCAAATTATTAGGCACTAAGTTTAACCCCACGCAATCTTTCAATGTTTGTAGGTAATACCAAGTAGAATATCTACCAAATTTATGTAAGTTTTTCTCAACACTATTCCAAACGAACTCAAAAGAATTTTTACTCAATAAATTAACGAATCTTTGTCTTTGAGTTTTCTCCTCGTTCTCGTGCATTATCCATCTTTTATAACTAGAAAACTGTTGGGGTAGATGCCCTTTGTTCCATTTAGTATCTGTTTGATAACGCAACCTAGAATAATTATTATCATTCCAATCTTGTAATCTTTTTTGGTCTACTAGCTCAAAGTCTGGGAATTCATTCCATATAATCCATGCTGTTGGTAGATGATATGTTGTGCCATATATCCAACTAATCCAGTACTTTTGTTCTATGTTATGTTCAAATCTATCAAACAAATAATTCAAAAGCCATAATGCGGGGTCACAATCTTTATTAGTTAATGACCATTCACACCATTCTAAAAAAGCTACCCTCCTGTTTTCTTTAAGCCTGTAATCAAGCATTAAGAAACTTCCTGAACCAGTATGCACCAACAAAAAGTATCGCTTCATAAGTCTGTATTAGCTTTTTCTCAGAGAGTTTTAGATATTCTAAATCTTCTGTTTTGAATTTCTCGCGAACTTTTGATTCGGGCATAACTAGCCTTGGGTCATGCAATGCTCTTTCCCTCAAAGAGATTTGTGTTTCAATACTAGGCATAAGCGGTTGGTCTGAACGCAAACTACCTTGTTTATCTACTGACCAAAACACCAAGCCATTCTTTTTATGAAAACCTATACTATCAGGTGTGCATGATAATTTAATCCTTTCCATACCATGTTGATGCCAATAAGCAACAAACTCTGACCATATCTGTTTCGCGTACCCTCTGCGTTCTTTCCCTTGTATAGTAACTATCTCATAAAGATTTATATATTTTGATTTATCGCTACAAGTTGCGAATATAACTGCCACAGGAATATTATTCACATACAAAACTGCAGGTAAGTGTTTGTTATAGTTTTGAAATCTTGTCCACAAGCTATGACTAGCCTTTAAAAATTTGGTATTTTTACCTTGCGGTGATTTTTCTATAATATTTTTTATAGTTTTTTCTTCAACAAACCTAATCACTGTAAGTCCTCAATAACATCCCTTATTGAAGATTTACGCATTTTGTTTTTTATTATTGTGTAATCTACACAAGCGTCTGCTTTCTCACAATTTAATATACCAGACCTACGCAGTATATCTTTTGTGCTAGCAATAAAAAATGTCCCACCAGAGTTAGAGTAATACAGGGGTCTTTGTTCATTCCTAAAGAAATGTAATGCGTTTTTTTGTCTAGTGTCTATTAAGATTGTCGCCATAGAACCATGCAAACTCAATGGGTGGCTTTTGTTTTCCCATTTCCTTAATATGATTTCGCTATCGCATTTCGTGGTAAACTTTAAATTGTATTTCTTTTCCCATGTTTCTGGTTCTGCTTGTGTTATTACTCCATTGTGCGCTACTGCAACCTTTTCGCTGAAAACAGGCTGATTGTACTCCAAGTCAGATGTGCTGTACCTGCAATGACCTATAATAGTATTCGTTTCAATATCTGGTAATGTAAAATCTTTAGCAGTTTCAGGCGTAACGTATGTCTTAATGTTGCCGTTCTCAATCCATGCAATTCCAGTAGCGTGCTTACCTCTAATCATAGATTGAGATAACATCTTTCTAAAGATTTTCATATCTACAATTTCTTTGCTTGATATACCTAATACAGCGCACATTAACTCAGTTTCTCGCCTTTAATCCTTGCTTTGGCTCTTTGTATTTCTGCTTCTGCATCTAAACAATGGTGCATTTTTTTCCTGTAATAACAGACTATGCTAATTCTTTCGTATGCTAATTTTGCTTTGATTTCAGTATTAGCATGATATTCGTGAACATTGAAAAAACAAACGTCACCACTCCGCACGTCAAAGGCTACTCTATATCTAGGTATAACTGTATATCCACCTTCATATTTACCTGCCTGTAATACTGCTAAGTTACCTAACCCTTCTTTTAAATCGCCTGCATCAGTGTGTAAAGCAGTTCTAAAGTTTTTATTTACAGTTATAGTTGTGAAAACTGTATCTTTAATCATAAAATCTTTTTCAGTTTTGTCAGCCATGCGTTTCTGATTGTTATATTTTTCAGGACATGCTTCTTCAAATAAATTATTAATACACTTGATATAAGGGTATGCATCAGCGAATTGCTTGAAATTCTTTTCATACCATGTGGTTTGTCTGCAATAAGGGAATCTTGCACCTCTATCAAAGTAACCTACAATCCCTGAATTAACTGTATTCGCTCTAGATGTATTACTTATTTTCCCATCTTTTCTAACGCCTTTGAATCTTATTTTCTGCAAATCTCCTATATCCCAATCATCTTTCGTATCATCACTAATTATTCCACCTGCCGCACCCCTATTATTCGTGGGTGATGCCGCGCTTCTCAAAGTTGTATAGGCTTGTTTACATAACTCTGTTGGTATTTTGTTTTTCCTGAAAAAAAATAAAGGATTGCCCTCTTCATCGTATGCATCACAATCATATTTTATAAGTAAATCATAATCTTTCTCATCAACCCAATCGCCTTTTCTTTTAGCAATCTCTTCTTTTGTGCAATGCGCTTTAAGGTTATAGACTTTCATTTTTATAACTTTTCTCTACAGCTTCATATACTGTATCTGTGAGGTTTTCTTTTTGCCACTTTTCTTTTAAGTTCGCAATCATTTCTTGGAACTTCGGTTCATTCTCACTATTCAGAAATATATTTACCATTCTCACATTACTAGTTTGAACTTCATCAAAATTGTCATAGTTATCCTCTGTGATTATCGTTTCTGGCTCATCAAACTCAAGCATAGATGCTGTCATTTTTTCTATTTCATCAAAATTAAATCCAGTTAAATCCAAATCATAGTTAGTATCAGCCAATTTAGCGAACTCTCCTGCTAATAATTCATTATCCCATTGAGAGGTTTCTTGACTCTTATTATCCATTATCCTAAATGCGGTTTTCTGTTCTTCTGTCAAGTTTTCTGCTATGTGTACAGGAACTTTATCTAGTTGCAGTGATTGAGCGGCTTTAAGTCTAGTATGACCTGCCAATATCACATTATCTTCGTCAACAATAATAGGCACTTTCCAACCCACCTCTTTAATGCTCATTACTACTTTCTCTACTGACTCTTTGTTTATTCTAGGATTATCAGCATATTCTTTCAAATCCAAGATATCTATCATGTTTACTTCGTAGCTCATAATTACTCCAAATAAAAATCGTTGGGCGTGACCAATCCCTTAGTTGTTTTGTATATTATATTCAATTCTTTCTTTCTTGGAATCCTTTGAGAAAGAATATATTTAGCCAATGTCCCTTGCGGTAGTTTGTAGCCAGTTTCTCGCTTTATTTCAAAAATAAATTCAGCTTGGGTGTAGTTGTTCCTTTTTATATATTCTCTCAGTTTCATTTTCTCTTGTTCTTCTTATAAAATAAAGTTATATTTCAGTTGTTTTAATTCCTTTTTGGAATTATAATAAACCTTCGTTGGAAAGTCTAATGAATTGTAAATTGAGGATTGAAATTGAAAAACGACCCATTTGAAGCGCATCACATAGAACACCTTTCCCCATCTTCTATAAACTGTTACATTGATGATATTCCTCTTTGGATTATGCGTTATTTGTTTGGTTTCAGGAATGGAGGCGCACCACCAATGTGGCGAGGTACAGTGGTTGACCATGCAGTAGGTAATATATTTGGATTGAATCAACAATCCAAGAAATTAACTATTCCAGAAGCCTTAAAAGAGTCTGAATTAGAGTACAAAAAACTATATCACTACTGTAAGAAAGAGTACCCAAACCAAGAAATAGACGATAAACAATATAAAAGAGAAAGCGGTAATGTTAGTACATATACCAAGACTGCTTTAGATTTTTATAAAAAGATTGGTCAACCTACCGAATATCAAAAAGAAATAAATTTAATGCTTGAAGATATACCAGTTCCAGTTAAAGGTATAATTGACTTGCAATACCAAGACATTATTAGGGATATAAAGACCTCTGCTCGTATGCCTAGTAAAGTAAGTAATGCTCATGCTAGGCAGGTTTCTGTTTATGCTAAAGCATTAAATTGTGCGCCTGTATTAGATTACATACATGTTTCTGCTAAAGAAAATCAAGTAGTTACAATGCCAGTAAATAACGTAGATGAACACATAACTGTGGTAAGACAGGTTGCGTTAGCAATAATGAACCTCTTATCTTTTTCTAATGACAAACAAGTTATAGCAAACTTATTTTATCCTAACTTTGACGATTGGAAGTGGAGAGAAGATGAAATGAATTTTGCTAAGACTATATGGAGTATAAAATGAATGAGCCATTGATAAATTGTATAAATGAAGTAGCTAACCTTACCAATGCAGACAAGGTTAATATAAAAGGAAAGTTTTACACTACTGTAGATACTAGAGTTGACATATTTAGGAAGCATTTCGGCTGTAATGCAGAAATTTTAACTGATATTGTTATGAATGACATTGAAAGAGTAATTGTAAAAGCTACTATATCTGTAAAAGCTGATAACGATTGGAGAACAATAGGTTCTGGGTTTGCTGAGGAATTCAGAGGACAAGGAATGGTAAATAAGACTTCTGCTTTAGAGAACTGTGAGACTTCTGCTATAGGTAGAGCGTTAGCGGCGTTAGGATTGGGCGGTGGCGCTTATGCTTCTTCTTTTGAAGTAGATAATGCAATTAATAATAAATCAGAATCGCCCAACCTTGATGATGGTTATGTTTTGAGGAGACCGACAGGAACTGTTTTACAACATTGCGTTGATGAAAAGATTTTCCTTAAACACTTAAGAACTTTTTTAGGTGACCCCACAAATCAAGAGCATAAAGAACTTTACGAAGTAAATGTTGATGAAATAAAGAAAGCATCAGAACACGCTACTTTAAAAAAAGACCAAAGTGCATACAAAAAACTTATAGGTCTTTACGAGGAGGATATAGATGCTGAAAAAGATAAATAAGAAATTGAGTTTAGATGATATGGTCTTTCTATGCATGAAAGAGGGAAAAACTTGGTGGACATATTGGGATATGGGACGAGTCATACTAAATAAAAGTGGCACTAAATATAATGATAACAGCATATCAGCCGCTATGAGAAACATGAGGAAATCTAAACAGAGAGCAAAGTATGGTTTGAGGAAGCACGGTGACCCTCTTGAATGCAGACGTAGAACGAACGTTGATGGTAAAAAGTTAAGAGGTTATGAATGGAGATTGAAAACATAATTAACAACAGGGGTAAGAAATGGCTGATGAATATGTAATGAAAGAGAATACTGGAAGTTTGTTTCACGAAACAAAAGTCACAGTACCAAGAAAAGGTAAAATGAAAATAGGTAATACTGAGCAATATGGAGCAATACTTAAATATGTTGATAAGAATGGTAACGAGAAATATGAACTTGTGGCTAGTCTAGGATTACTTCACTACAATCCACCCGAAAGTAAAAGGACAGAGAGTACACCTGATATTGGAGGGAAGATTACATATAATGGAACAGTATATAAGTGTGGTGGATATGCTAATCAAACGCAGACAGGTATAGAATATACTAAATTACGTTTCACCCCTTACGATGAAGAAGGCAATCTAATAATACCTGAAAGAAATTATAATAATACTGATGCGGCATTCTAAATATGGAAGAAGAACTATGGATGCAGAGAATAAGAAAGTTAGCAGAACCTATACAAAAAGCTGAATATGAGGTTTTTGAAGCAGATGCTAATGTTAAGAGAATTATCGCTAGACTCAAGCTAGAAGCGACACACAAGGGTTGTACCACTGTTTCTGCGCAAGAAGTATATGCAGAGAATACAGACCAACTTCATGCCGCCAGATTGAACATTGGCTTAAAAAAAGGTCAATTAGCAGGTTTGAAAGTAAAGCTAGATGCTACTAAAGTAGGTTTTGAGGAATGGCGTACCAAAATGGTGAACTCTAGAGAGGAGCGCAAAAGATATGGTGCATAGATGGAAGAGAATGGATAATTTTCAGATATTTGTCAGAAGAATGTACTATAAGAATTGTGCAGAACGCAGAGAGTGCGGTGAACAACCTTACTTTGAATGGCAAGAGTATCTAGAGAAAAACGAAAATTACCTCAAACAAAGATACGAGGAGCAAAAAAATAAAAAAACGGAACACAGTGGAACAATCGTTTTTAGTCCCAAGACCAATTGACGCATGGAATGAAACCAAGTAGCGCAAAAGCGAAAGGACGAATACTGCAACAATGGTTTGCGGATATGCTTGTCCGTGTCCTAGATATAAACCCAGAAGATTTGGAATCAAGACCAATGGGTAGCTCTGGTGAAGATATCATACTGGGTGTTGAATCACGCAGGAGGTTCCCTCTAAGCATTGAGTGCAAGAACCAAGAAAGAGTTAATGTTTGGGAAGCGTATAGCCAAGCTGAAGCTAATTGTAAGGGTTATGAACCTTGTTTAGTTATCAAAAGAAATCGTCATAAACCTTTAGTTGTAGTAGATGCTGAATATTTTGTGAGTCTTTTCAATAAATGAAAGGAAGAACACCAAACAAAGCAGAAAAAATACACATGGACAGAGTTAGTCAGTTGGGTTGTATTGTATGTCGCAAACAAGGAAAAGGCATAGTACCCTGCGAAATTCATCATGTAGAAGGTAAAACCAAGCCTGATGCACATTTCAAAGTCTTACCACTATGTTTTGAACATCACAGAATGGGTAGCGATAAAGAACCAATAAGCCGTCACCCTTACAAAGCTAGATTTGTAGCGAATTATGGTACTGAAAGTGATTTATTAGATTTAGTAGATAAGCTACTGGATTTAAATGATTATTCAGACAATATACCATTCTAATTTATTTGCTTAATTATTCCGAAAAGCACTTGCCCTGCAATCGGATATAAGGAATAATTATTATTATAAGTTAATGTTGACTTATATAAAATGAGCCGAAAGGCATGGAGATAAAATGAAATATAAAGAAATTTTTAAAAAGATGCAAACAGAAATCCTTGAGTTAATGAAAACTGAGGGTCAAGATTGGACAAAATCTTGGATTGGTGTTGGTGTTCCTACTAACTTCACTAGTAAAAAAGCATATAGAGGTATCAATCAATGGTGGTTAGCCATACAAGGTTATAAATCAAATGAATGGGGTACTTATAAACAATGGTCTGAAAAAGGCTATCAGGTAAAAAAAGGTTCAAAATCTACTCCTATAATATTTTCTTCAATGCAGAAGAAAAAAGAATCTTGGTTGAATGATGATGAATTAGCTAAGTTCAAAGCCACAGGTAAATTACCTAATTACTTTTACTGGAAGTCTTGGAATGTTTTCAATGCTGACCAAATAGAAGGTTACACTTCTGATAAAAAAGCAAAAGACCCCAAGAAAGAATTAACTATAGAAGAAGTTAATGCAGTACAGTCTTTTATAGATAATACAGGTGCTAATATAGTTATAGGCGGTGATGTGGCTTGTTACATACCAAGCAAAGATGAAATAAATATGCCTAACATTAAACAATTTTTTTCTGACTCAGAATACTACGCTGTCACCTTGCATGAATTAACTCATTGGACTAAACATGAATCAAGGACTAACAGAGATGCCAAGGACTTGTCTTATGCAGAAGAAGAACTTGTTGCTGAAATAGGTTCGGCTTTCCTTTCACAGTTACTAGGTGTAGAAAAGTCAGTAAGACCTTGTCATGCTAAATACTTAAATAACTGGATAGAAGCCATAGAGGATAGTGAAAAAGCAATGATACAAGCCTTCTCAATGGCACAAAAATCAGTAGATTTTTTAACCAACTTACAAGAGGTAAAGAAAGAGAAGGCGGCATAGCCTTCTCTACTTTTCAAATAGTCTTATGAAGATATTAAAAAATTCAAGAGTCTACAGGTATTGTCTATTGAACTTAGTTGTAGAGATAATAAGGAAGGAACTTATAACTGATGATGAGAAAGATTCAATTATCTCAAAAATAGAACTGCTCAAAAATTCAGAACCAATAATTGAAATTAAGGAAAACAAATGAATAAATCATATTATATAAACCCTTTGAGGATAGGCGGTGGTAGAGTGAGAATACCTAGTGATTCAATCTCTTGTATATATAAGAACGATTGGGGTCA